TTCCGCTCATGACAGCATAGTCATAAAAGGGTAAGGTGGTTGACTGGCAAAATTGCCGAATGTGCCGGGAGATCGTGGGTTTCAATGTGTGCAGAAAATCGTTCCGGGCTGTCCGGGATGTGGAATAATTCAATCCCTGGTAATCACCGGACAGAATTTCATATGGGATGCCGGTTGTGACGGACAACATGCACAGCAGCAGTCGAACCATGGGAGGAAAGTTTGTGCCTGGCCGGGGATTGCTTGCAAGGTCGATGGATTCGCCGGGGTTCAAGTATTCAATAATGGCGTTTTCCATTTCTTCGATGTACTGCTGCTCGCCATCGTCACCGGTCAGGGTTTCCAGGCCAAGCTGCCGCCCTGCAGGTGAGTCGGTCTTTACAAACCCCAGGTATTTTGCGGCCATTTTGGCCCCGTCGATCTCCGCGTCCATGTATTCCTGGAGATCGTGGGCAAGCAACAGGCCTGCGGTCAGCGGGGAGATGCCCCGGAGCTGACCTGGCCGAAGCGTTTCAAACCCATGGATGATGTCTTCTGACTTGATTCTGACGGAGTTTCCCCAGCCGTCGGGGTCGTCGAAGTGGTACGCCAGGACTTTGCCGGTAGATTTCTGATACTCGATGCCCTGATATATTTCGACGGTGTGGTTTCCAGGATATGTGCCCGTGTCTTTTCGGGTGGTCAACCAATCCGCTTCATACGCCTGCAAACAATACGGTATATATCTGTTTTCTTTGGGCCGGAACCGCTTGACAAGTAGAAACTCGCCGGATTCCACATCTTGCCGTTTTGCAAGAGCCATCATTTCGTAAAAATGGAGTTTCCCTGCCACGTCGGCTTCATCCGCCCAAAATTTGAACGCATCTTCAACCATGCGGATGCGGTTTTTGTCCAACTTGCCGTCCGGGTCCCGTATTTTTGACTGGAAAACAATGCCCGGCCCCACGGTATAATCACAGATCCGCCGGACAGCGTTGGCAAAATAGGGAAAATCCCTGACCAGTTGCCGGGTCCGCGCCCGGATACTCACCGATGAATTGCCGATCACATGATTGACGTTGGTGTTGGCCGGGTTCCAGGGGCCGATCAATCGCCCGGATTTTGCGGCTGCATACATTTCTTGCCGTTTGCCGATCTTGTTCAGGCGGTCACGGGCTGCCATACGGGCCAGGCCACGGGCCGGGGAGACATAGGAGACAATCTTGTCGACGATGTTCATAGCGAATACCTGCCTTTGTTGAAGGCATAAACACGCCGGTGGGTCGCGCCGGTTTCGCGCTGGATCAGGGAACGTATTTTAATGAGTTTGTCAAGGTCGGCTTCACGGTATTCGATTGTGTTGCCATTGGACATGGTAACGGACTTGACTGATTCACCACTGCTAAGAGCGACAATAGCCGTTTCGATTGCTGCAAGGTCGGTGCTTGTAAAAGACATAATTGTGTCACCTCTTTTGGACGATGATACACAAGCGCATTGTCTGTGTCAATAAAAAAAAGACACACCTGTATCAAAAAATACAAGTGTGTCTCAGGAATGGAACAGGGCTACTTGATTCGCAGCCCATGGGTTAAACTATTTTTTGTTGCCCCTCAGATACTCAATAATAATATGCCGGGCCAAAGAGCTGATCGTGTGCCCGGATCTCTCAGCCTCTTTTTCCAGCTTTTTGATATCTTCCGGTTCAAGCCGGACCTGGATGTTTTGTTTCATTTTGACTACCTTCTGCTTGGTTCGAGCTCAAGCCTGTTTTTGGCCCTATAGTTAATGGCTTCTATCATACCAATGGCCCAAACTTTTTCGCCGCCCTTAGAATACATTGCGGCTGCCTTATTGGCACCATCTATAAGTTTGTGGTACCCAACCGCAACAACTCTATCATGCCACCTTTTATGCGTAAGAGATGTGGTGTTTGGCAGATTTGTTTCTATATATAACAGACCGGCTGCTATATTGCTGTGAAGGGTCTCACCCTGGCAAACCTCAAGAATTAATGGCCATATTTTAACAAGCTCAGTTGGCCTATTCCCCGCAGCCTTTAAAAGCAAGGAGACACACGATATATAATTTGGCCCTCCGCTGCCTGAAGATACAGACCTTCCAGACATGCTGACCAGTCTTTGTACCAATAGTGCTTCTTTGTTTTTGATTAAAACCAACGCCTTGAATTTTTCAACAGCAGTGACGGCCTTCCTCTGCGTTTGAGCTGTTAAAAACCCCTCTGCCTCTTGTATTTCTCCGCTGGTTTTGAAAACTATACATGGTATTTTTTTAATATCAGACCTGCGCATGGCAGCCTCAACCCTATGCTGGCCATCTATGGCATAATACGCCCCCTGTCGGATAGCGACAATTACTGCTCCGAATGCTATCCATGACCAATCCCTAGCAATTCTGATAACCTTCTGGCTGTTAGTTTCGCGCTGATACGATCTATCCACCTGTATCAAATTTTTATCTATCCATTCGAGATCACCAGGCTCGTCTTTTATTTTCCAACCATACATACTTATCTTGTCAGTACCTAAATGATTTTTGTCTTTTCTATTCATGATTACACTCTCCTTTTATTTTTTAAATTGCAATTCATCAATGAGTTTATTTGCGTACTCAATGTCACCAACATTGTTGATGGGTTTTGTAGTATTCCCGTCAAGGCACAGTTGGCTAATAATCCATTGGTTAACATGCTTACCGGAAATGGCAGCCTGTATCTTAATGGCCCGGATCTGTTCATCACTAAGTAAAAGCGTAAGTCTTTTTGTCGTGGCCCCCAATTTAACCTCCTTTATAAATTCGTGTTTAAAGATAATTGCCGCCGCCATGTCAACGGACCCCAGGTCAGCAGGAAATACCACCTGCTCGGCAGGGTTGCTGATGTGATTGCCAGGTCCGATATGAAAAGATCAAATGTCATGTGGCGCTCCTTTGCCCCGGTGGTGTGCCGGGGCGGTAGTTTGGGTTTATGCTCCGAGTCGTCTTTCGGCCGCGTAGATTGCGGTTGTCTCTGCTTCGGATCGACACCACTCGTCCCAATCTTCTACAACGGCTTGAGGTGATGCTGACCGGTCAATTTCCTTCACTACTCTCAGCCCGTTGCATGCCTCACAGATCACGTCGTAGGTGCCAGTCACATATTCTGCCATAAATTCGTGATCATCGGCCCGCTCATCGCTTAAGCCGTTACCGTCAATAGCAGGGTTTACATGCTGCCCCGTGCCGAGGCACCGAGGGCAGAGAATGTATTTTGTTTGCAGTTTGTGTCCAGTAGCCTCTTGAAATTCTTGAATGTTTGACATTTGTCATTCTCCTTTGTTGCCCCGGCGAACCGGGGCGGGTTGGGTTATCACCTGTCCATCAATTCTTTTTCGATCATTCGCTGAACCAGCTCGATTCCTTCATCAGTAACGAAGCAGGCGTACTCATGATCGTGCTCATCATCCGTAACTACCAGCCCTTTCCGCTCCAAGCTTGACATCAAACCAGCCGCTTCATGCTTGCTGAATCCGGTTCCTTTTGACAAGGATTTGCGGTTGAACCAGGACATGTTGTCTTCCAGCAGTTCTTTAGGTTCGTCGGCTCCGATGACCTTCATTCCATCCTGTACCAGGAATACCAATGCTTTGTGTTCTTTTTCTGTGAGGCTTGTCGCGGTTGACTTGTTTTCCATGGTGTCTCTCCTTGGTTTGGGTTTGTGTTTTCTCTCACTGTATAATTCAATATAATTCATTGTATTACACATGTCAACACAAAAATACACTTTTTTTAAATTATTTTCATTTTTTATTTTTTCGAGCTTTTGACCGTACCCTTTTTTGATTTTGTGATCACCTGCCGCTGCCTTTGCACCGGCTTATCCTGTGATTCGCGCCACTTTTCGATATCTTCAGTGCTTGCCGTCCACACACAATCCTTTGTCCGCTTGGCCGGGAAGCCTGCCGTCTGGATCAACTTCAAGACTGTTGAGTCTGACCGGTTCAAATACCGGCTGATTTTTGTGATTCCTTCAAGTTTTGCCATGGTTACCACCTTTCACGTTTCGTTTTATTGTTTCTTTGCGGCCGTTTGGCCTGTTTTAGTTGATTTGTGGCCTGTATTGCAAATCCACCGCCTGGCCAAAGCGGGTCTGCAAGAGCAACACACCCACACTCACAATCAAAATAATCGTTTCTTGCACTAATCTGTGTCCAGATCTCATTTCCTTGTGCGTCCGTTTGCTTTTCTTCCGCTAAAATGTGTTTGGCATATTCTTCGCCCGTATCTCTGTGAAGGTATGCGGCGTGATAAGATTCCCCCTCAACGGCCTGGTTAAGCCGGTACATAAACCTATCTTTGAGTTGCTGTGTGTCTAGCCTTATTATCTGCAGACCACCTATCATTGGCTTACCAGACGGGGTGCTATCCTTTGGCTTCATTATTTTTAAAACATCGCCACCAACAAAGGGCGCATTGCTACCCTTTGTCCCATATACGATAGGCCCTCTGCCAATGCCGTTTTTTCTAAGCCAGAAATATGTCTCTTCTGTCATGGACATATTTTCATATTTTGATGTTCCACCTGTATCTATTGCGGCCCTTCTAACTCTCATCTTTTTATCAGGTTCACCGTCAACAGGATATTCTGTTTCAAACAAAAGCGAATCCACCTCATCCCAGCTTGTCAAATATCCATGGTGAATGTTCCATGACCGATAGTCCCGAGCAAAAGCTCTCACCACAAACCAAAATCCATATTTTTGAACATCCACATAGCAGACCAGGGCTACTGCTTCCATAGGCACAACCTGTGCTGGTAGCTCACACCTTGCAGACAAGATTTTTTCAACAGAGTCTGCTGTCTGTCTTACCACGCGCTTGAATGGTTCGGCCAATGTGGAGTTAATGAATCCCTGAAGCGACCTTACATGCTGTTCGCCGAACAGTTTCCAGATTGATACCCATTCAGAAACCAGCTTTTCTATCTTGCCTGAATCAAATAGAGAATAAATCCGGTTGACATGGTGGCCGGTCCTGCGCTCTTTTCCGGTTGCCTCTGTGCGTGGAACTTCTTTTCCAGACTGAACCGCCTTGTTTTTCTGCCAGGTGTCCCATAATTCTCCGCATTCTCCACATTTATACCTTGCTGTATCCTGAATCTGTTCTGGTGTTGCCTTTCTCCCGCCTTCCCACACCACCATGCCGATGCTGTGCAACTCGCCGTCATCGCCCCTATATTTCCCATCTTCAAACCCATGGCAACGCTCCGGTGTCCATCTTAGGGGCTGAAACTGACCGCAATAAGGACATGGCACATGCCAGTCATAGATCACATCTGATTGTTCCAAAAGGGTCATGATGTTGCCTTCGGGGGTGGTCGGGGTTGACGTGAATATGTGCTTATAATATCCATCCGGATAAGAGGCGGTCCGCTCCCGGGCCAACGAGATCGCGCCGGCCTCTTTGCTCTGCTTGTTGTACCCGGGCTTATCCACCTCGTCGCAGATGACAATCCGCTCGGGCTTTGTGGCCAGCTTGGCCACCGATGACGCCCAGGCCAGATCCACATGCGAACCGTTGTGGGTTCCGATCTCGCCTTTATTGAATGTTTTCTTATCGTACAGGTATGACAGGGCAGCACTGTCCTTAAACATTGGTGCTATCTTTTCTTCTGAAATGAAATAGGCTGTGTCCTCATCGGCCAGAACAATCATAATGGACGACGGATCTTGATGTATATAATATCCGGTGACGTTTTCCACGATGGCAACTGTCTTGCCGGACTGTGCCGGGCCGACAACAACCACCTGGTCAATATCTGGCGAACAGCACCTATCCATTATAGGCCCCCAAAACGGCGTCATGTCCAGGGAATAAAGCCCGGTAATGGCAGACAGCTTTCCGAGCTCCCGGTATTTGCAGGCCCATTGCGATATTGTCAGACGTTCGGGCGGCTTTGCTGCTGCCAGTTCTTCTGTGTACCAGGTGAATTTCATTTCTTTTTCCGCTTAGGCCTCTTCACCACCGGAGTAAACTTCCCTGTCCTGCTGAATTTGTCGCACAAGCTCCACGCTTCGTTGTAAATTATAGACTGGATCTCCTTGTCTGTCTTTCCAGTTAAAAGGGGTGACAACCTCATCGACCAACCCATAACCCCACCAAAGATTTCAGACACCCTCCATGCCCAGGCTTTTTTGAAATCCTCAACCGGCATGACCTTTTCTTCAGCCAGGTCCGCCTTGACGGTTTCGTTTCTGGCTTTGGCTTGCCAGTATGCCTCCTTGGCGTCTTTTATGTCGATGTCGTCATCTTCTGCCCGGTACATTGTGCTGGCCCACCATTCGATTGTTGTTTTCAAATCGAACTTGCCATAAGAATGTTTTGGCAGACCCTTTTTTACCCACTCCGCAACAGTCTGCTTAGACACTCCAAACGCTTCAGATATCTGAGATGTTGTTAATATCATTTCAATGAAAAAACCTGTTTGGGTTATAATTTTTTGTTTCTTGTAATGCCTATGCGTATCTCGTAATTGTTCTATGAATCTTCAAAACGCCCGCCGTTGCTGGTTATTGCCATGTTCCACGGGTCAAGATTCAACCCTAAAAAAAACTCAAAAGGTGTCAAAAAAGTTAGCCTTGCCGCACCGATGGGTGTTGGCCTTTGCAAAGAACCTGACATTATCCACACCGCAGCTCATGATACCCGCACCCCTCCATCTTGTGTATCTCGTTGTGACATGCCTTGCACATCGTGATTACATTCTCGATATCGTTCGCAAGCATGATGTTTCTTTTGTAGCTCAGGATGTGATGAGCATGCAGAATTGTATCTGGACTATTCGCACCACACTTCTGACATGTCCAGTTGTCACGCTCAAGACACATTATTCTAAGCGACGGATCAACCTCACGGGATGAATTAACCTTGAAGCCTTTGGGATAAAATTGCTGTTTGTATGTTGGGCATGCCTCCCGGCATTGATCGCCAGCGCAATATATTCTGTTTTCGCCAAAAGCGGTGTTGTTGAAAGAATCAACTCTTGACTTGACGGCCCCATATGTCGGGTTGACCCACCTGCCGCAATAGGCACATCGGCACTGCCCTATGGTCGGGTTGGATGGGTCTGTTCTTGTTTCTTCATATTTTGACAGCTCGATAAACATACCCGCATCGGCGCGTATTCTTTTCTTCCTGTTTCTTTGCCCCATTGTGGCGCGACATCTTTTGCATATCCTATCAAGCGCAGGTTTTTTATAATCCATCCGCACCTGGTAGTTTTCTTCATTATTTTGTTTCCACTCTCCACATTTCCGGCATTTCTTGTTTCCGAATATATCAACCTCAGCCGGTCGCATCTTCCCTTTGATTTTTTTTGGATTGATAACGGATTTGCTTTTAAGGTATGTCTTGCGCTGTGTTGGGCTTTTCTGCTTTTTCTTTTTGGCCCTTTTCGCCTTCAGGCTTTCTTCGGTTTCGCCTATTGAGTCAAGATATTCCTGTCTTTTTTTGGCCTTCCAGTCTTTTGCATATTTTTTGTAATGCTTTGGCCTTCTTTTTTCGTGCATTTTTTTATTGTTGTATTGGCATTTTTTACAGGCATAATAAAGCACGGTCTGTTTTCTGCCATTCCTGCTTTTATTGAAATAGGTTGGCAACGCAGGCAATAGCCTTCCACAAACACCACAAAACTTAAACTTGATTTTTTCAGCTTTTTTGATACTATCGGATTCAGCCATGGCATTAATTCTCCCAAAATTAATGTTGTTGGTCAGACCCCGGTGGATGCGTGAACATTCGCCGGGGTTGTCTATTTTATGTATCATATTTATCATAAAAATTCAATCACATATCTCTGTTGTCCACGCCATCACACTCCCCACTCCCCGCACCAATCCGAATAACCCTGCCCGGCGCACCTCACCGGCCTGTCGCACAGGTCTGGTCTGTTTTTGATACAGTTTGTGCAGTTCTGTTTCATTTAACCTCCCTGTCATCGGTCCCAACCCCCCGGATATAATAGGCCAAAAGGAACATCAGATTGACAATCGCATGGGCCAGATGCGGCCGGCCGCTTTCCGGGTCTGTTGTTCTCCCGGCCCAGAATGACCACATATGGCGCATGGCTGCACCGAACACACGGCCCCATGACATACCCCTTTCCCAGTTGCGATCCCCATATTTTTCGGCCCCGCCGGTAAATATTTGGGTGATTTCATCCAGCACATCGCCGGGCAGAAGATCATACCGGGGTTTGCCATGGTCATTTTTTTTGCCGGGCTCCTGTTTTTGCTCCTGCTCAATTATCTTTGCCGAAAACTCATAGGCATCATAATTGCTGTTCTCCGGATCGCACGTCACACAATATGACGGCTCAGAATTGACATGATGGCTGCAAAAATCACATGGCATGCCTTCCTGATTTCGATTGAAGTCTTTGACCGATTCGCCGTTGACTTCGGGCCTGACCTTTCGATCCGGCTCGACCTGCTGCCGCTCCCAATATTCCAGGCAGGTGTCACACCGGCATGTTCGGGCATGGCCGGTTCCGGGGTTGATTGATTCTTTCGATCTCCAATGCGGCCTTGACGGGCCCCGCAGGCACTCATCTGTTTTTTCGGCCGACAGCCCACAAACCTGAGTATTAACAACTGTATGGGCGCAGTCGTGGCAGTCGTGTTCGATCTTCAGTCGCCAGTGCGTCCTTCCGTCGATCATGCAGACGATGTGTTCTGCCTTTGTGAGTGTACAGATTCCATCTACCCGTA